CATCACTGTGTAAAGCCTCTAATTTTAAAGGAACATTTGACCAACTCTTCGGTAGCTTATTTGGATACCCAATTTCAATACCTTTCGTTATGTCTTCACTGAACAGAGAATACTTACCTACCTTGGTACCTGTACGTCTTATCTCAGATGCGCGAATGCCAAACATAAGCTTATCAAGATCACCTTGCGGTATCCATCCAGGTATCCTACTAAGCAACTTCTCTCGCATTGACTCATCTTTAATTCCGAGTATCTGGCTCAACCATTTAGGCAATCGCTTACCTGCGTAGTATTCGCCATAAACCGCTGTCTGTAAGCCTTCACTGTAAGCAAAAGCTGCATGTTTAGGTTTGGCATTATTGATAAAGTCCTCAGCAAGCCGTCCAAAGAACTTTGTGAAATTCTTAAGGACAGGCACTTGTTCAGAGAGATGGCTGCTCATAATGAAACCGATTGTCGAGAAATCATCAGGCGTAACGACACGATCATAATTGGCAGACATCTTCTCTACGAACTCACGTGTCTTAGGGTCAAGCCAATACAACTGCTCAATCATCTCGTTTCCAGGCTGCAAACCTTTATTGAACACTTCTTTGATATCTTGTCGCAATGCCTTGAGTTCGTTGAAGGTCTCAGGGTCAAGCTTCTCGTAACGAGCCATTCTGGCGGAGATTTCGTTGACAACAACATCACGTTCAGAGGCCTTCACGACCATCGTCGATGAATCTTTTCCGAGAACGCCTGAAAGCTTTCGCTCAATGTTCAATGTAGCTGTCTTGTCGCCAGCTCCATAGAATGTTCATTCTTCTTCAAGCCATGTAGTTAATATGACTTCGCTAATTAAATAGCTGCTATATATTTCTATATAGATGAGACTATATCTTCAACTCTTTAATTAAGAATTGCTCCGCGTTTCGAACACACTTGTGTCCTATAGGTTTCATCATCTGCTCTAGACGGTATACCTTAGTCGTTGAACCTTCAAACTCATCCCTGAGTAAGCTTGGCTGCTGATTGTCTTCAACTTAATGGTTAGATATTCCAGCAGTTAACGGAGTTTTTACATGGCGCATCCACCATGTTCGCAGCTTTTGCACATTATTGTTCAAGCATACTCGTTAGGTACGCTCGGTGTTTGTCAAGTTAATTAATAATTACGCCAAGTATTGCCGTGACGAATCTGATTTATTGTTGCTGTTGCTACGTGATACTCTTTAGCAATATCACAATCACGCAGGCCTTTTGTAAAAGCATCGCGAATGAAAGGGATATCCTCGCCTGTGAGTTTCTTCTTTGGGCCTAGTTTATCAATTGAATCTCTCAAAAGATGCTTCCAAGTGCGCCCTGATCGAACATCTGCAATAGTATTTGAAGCCACTTTGAATGCTTTTGCAATATCGCAGTCTCTGACGCCCTCTTGTAGTAATGCAATGATCTCTAAAACTTCATCTTCTTTTAGAAGAGAAAGATGATGTTCTTCGCCGCAAAGCAAGAGGCCGTTTTCAGACGCATGTATCGCATTTCCTCTAGTGGTTGTCCATTCAAGATTAATAGCTTCATTATTTTGCTTATCACAATCTAGATGATTCACTATCAGACAATCTTGTACCTCTTCTAGGAAATTCTGAGCAACAAGCCTGTGAATACGTCTGAGTGCCCTGTTGCCTTCAGAATACACATATACTTGTAAGTAACCTCTGCTGTCTAGAAATGGCTTCATTTCAGCATTAGTCAAAAGACTATACATATTGCCTAAGTTGCTTATCTCGTATTCCAGACCACCTAACTTTTTCCAAACTTCTTTTTGTATCATTTACTACCCCTTTGTGTGCTTGACAAACACACCTGCAATTTCATACCAAGTACTTATATGCAGATCAGACTATATCTTCAAATCTTAATTAAAAGAAATGCCCCGCTTTTCCACTCACTTGAGTGTACGAATTTCATAACCCGTTCTGGGTCGTGTATTCTAGTCGTTGAACCTTCAATCGAATTCCTTCGAGAGCTTGGCTGCTGATTGTCCCTAACGAGGAGTTTCCAGACAGTTAACGGGGTTTAAGGAAGGTTAGCTATTAGCCTTCCGGAGGTCTTTCTCCGATAATCCCGACTTCTTGTTTAACTCAATAAACCTTGGATCATGATAAGTTGCGTATGCAATCTCATCGTACAACCTCCTCTTTTGATTCGTAGGTACTACATTAGACATTTCAGCAAGCTTCTTATTACGAGTCGTAAGGGCGATAATCTGAGCACCAGACGAGGACGCATCTTGTTCGAGAGCAATAGCGATATTGTATTCAGCAAGGCGTTCTAGACTTTTCTTGGAGTAGTTACCCGCAAGAAACTCATCTATCTTCGACATTTCAAGTGCAAATCGAAAGAACTTTCCTTGCTCCTCACCATCCACAAGCATCGCCATAGGGTGTTCAAGGACAAAGCGAATATCATTTGGCTTAGCTCTTCGCATGGCATTTCCGATATCAACCAAGTCCTTGCGCCATTTTTCTGCAATCTTTTGTCTCCCGAGAATGGCGAGTGAGTTAAAGTTGCCTTCCAGCTTATCTGAATGGCCACCTAAGAACGCACCTACTTGGTCTTGGAAGTTGTAAAACCCTTCAGACTTAAGCGGCTGTGGGACAAGAGAATTCAGGAATGGTCGGAATGTTTCACCTGATTGCGGCCCGATAAAGCCGCGCTCATAGACACGCGCACGATGGTCAAGGAACGGGTGATTACTAAAGGCCGCATCTTTCTGGCGCAGCCATTTCATCGCCTTAAATCGCTCGTACGCATCTCCACGTTCGCAGATGAAATGTTTGTATTCACCTAATGCGTCGTAGTAAGCGGCCTTGCCTTTGTCGTCCTGAAACATCAACAATTTGTCGATGAAGTCAAAGTACTCGCCATCGATCTTGTACTTAGTCTGAGATGTCCAATTCAGGGCTTTCACCATGTTCGCATCTACAAGGTCTGTAGGGAAGTCAGAAAACGACGAAGATGAGGTAATCGGCAATCGTGTATCGTATTGACCAAGCACACCCTCATCGGCAAAGTAAGTTTTGTAACCTTCTTTGACCAACAACCTGTTCTTACCTGTCAAGTCACCTGTACGTAGACCTACGTCAACCTTACGGGAGAGCGTAGAGTACTCGTGTATGCGAGGGTCTGTTATCCTGAGATTGACAGCAAAGGTATCGTAATAAGGGCCAAATAAATGTCCGCCATTCCGAGATTTCATCCTTCGCTTCTGAACGCCGAAAGTCTCCAGTTTGTAAAAGCCCTTATCGTTCGCGCTGTCCAACATTGTCAATCCAAGGTCATACCACTGCTTACGGGTGCCTCGATAGTTTGCCTTGTTGTAAAGCGAACGACCGAGAATCACAGCAAGCTGATCCCTATCCGGACTGTCTGCGAGAGATAATAGCTTGGCAAACTTCAAATAGAAGTCGTCAATATCCTTGTCTGCAATACGCCTACGAATGCCGAAAGGAATCTTCAAGTCAACAATCCCTTGCAACTCGCTAGCTATCTTTGGTGCAACGCGATCTTCCCAACGGTTCTTTGCTTTGACATTCTTCAAGAAGTTGTCATGCAGGTCGTCTAATTGACTTGGACCAAGAACAGGGTCGATATAGTTGTCCATCTTCAGACGGTGCAAGAGGTTTGAATCCTTGCGTAATTGTGTTTCCATGAAGTCTGATACGTTCATGATGTCGAACTTGATCTGCCCATTCAATACTGCTTTGAAGTTATCCCATGGCTCCTGATTCTCTCTGAAACGACCGAATGTGATACGAAGGTTATCGCTGATGACAGCTCTTTCATTTACACTCATCTCATCTTCAAGAGAGTTTACAAAGTCTGTTATGAATGCCTTATCGGCGTCATGTAGCTTCTCTGATTCAGCCACCAGTCGCAAGTTGTTATCCAAAACTGCAGGAGATGGCTGAAACAAGCGCGTGTCTTCATACCTACCAGTGACAGGGTTAAACTTCATTTGTTCTTCTTTTGGCGGACTGTTAAGTACACGATTTCGAGTAGCCTTCTTTGAATGCAGAAGATTACCACGATAGTTTGTGTACGAAAGTTGGCCGTCGAGGTCTTTTGTTTGCAAGAGATAATACTCACGCAAGTTGTTTGTTAACTCTTTGTTGCCTATAAATTCATCTGGACGAGTTGCGCCCAAGCGAATGGCATCTAAACGCTCTTTAGCATTGGCAAACTTGACCGTATCACCAGGCACTGTAATTGCATCGTTCGAAGCAGCACGTAGCTCTTTAATTCCGATAGATTTACCATCAGCATTGATGAATGACTTGGCATCCAGCTTACCTTGTTGAAACAGAGCAAGCTTCTGCGTATCTCCGAGATGTTGAAGTTGTACCTTTGTAGGTTGTCTTGAAAGCCAATCCGAATACGTCTCTTTGAGAGGCGATTGTCCGTCAAAGTATGCAATCTCTTTATCTGTGAACTCATCGAAGTTACGCTTACGTATTGCAGCCAATG